CCGTTACCATTTTTCTGAATAATTACAGAAAAATTCAACAGGAAAGATATGAAAACGGCGAGATCAAACTCAACACGCTGAAACAGAAAGCAGCTCCTCTCAGGGTATTTGATGAACGTTTTGGCACCAGACCGTTAGATGCCATAACCGTAAAAGATGTGGTATCAGTACTGGAAGAGTACAAGGCCAGAGGACATAACAGAATGGGACAAATTTTCAGGAAAGTACTGATCGATGTTTTCCGGGAAGCTCAGCAAACGGGCGATGTCCCGCCAGGCTTTAACCCTGCAGAATCGGCAAAAAAACCGCAGGTGCGGATATCAAGACAGCGACTGACTTTTGATGAGTGGATGATGATTTATAACGCAGCGGAAAAGGATGGTTACTTTTTACAGCGCGGTATGCTGCTGGCACTGATGACAGGCCAGCGCCTTTCAGATATTTGCAAAATGCAATTTTCGGATATCCGGGATGGTTATCTTCATGTCGAACAGCAAAAAACAGGAACCCGGATTGCCATCCCTCTGGCTCTGCGTTGCGATAAATTAAATCTCACCCTGGATGATGTGGTGTCATCCTGCCGCGATTGCGTTCTTAGTCCGTGGCTATTGCACCACCATCACGCGAAAGGGACAGCTAAGCGCGGCGGGATGGTTAAGCCAGCAACATTAACCGTTGCATTTAAAAAAGCCCGGGATTCTGTGGATTACAACTGGCGTGCTAATGGCACCCCTCCCTCTTTCCATGAGCAGAGATCTTTATCAGAGCGATTGTTCAGAGAGCAGGGGGTTGATACCAAAATTTTGCTAGGCCATTCGAATCAAAAAATGACCGATATTTACAACGACGCACGCGGTAAGGAATGGAAAAAACTGGTCATTTGATGACCAGTTTTGCAGAGGGGTTTTGCAGAGGTTTTGCAGAGAAAATTAAAAACGATATCCTGCGGAGAACATAAACACCCACGGATCCAGTCGTACCGAGTCTTTTACGGTAGTAACACCAGATTTGTACTTAGCCGTGGTATCGATATCCATGTACCACACTGACATGTTTTAAAAAATGCAATAAGACATTGTATCTGAAAGAAAAAACAGGATTTTGAGGCGCTTTTTTATACCGTTTTTCCGTGTTTTTAACTGCCTGATTTTATTGAAATCTTTTTTAGTTTTGCAGAAAGGATTTTTTGCTCGATCGCTTTAATTTTATACATTCCTGATAACGGAAATTTTTTTGCCCGTTGACAGTTTTTGTTCTCCGGGGCTATATTCCTCACACAACCGCAAAATCGGTTGTCGGGATTGGCGTCTCGGATAACATCACAACGCATAGCCGCGTTTGCGGTTTTTTTTTGCGTTAAGCATTGCCACATTCGCATTATGGTGGGGCGTGCAGGGGCGGAGAAATCCGCGCCGGGTTTTGTGATGACCGGTTACGCCAACCCTGTACGTCTCACCACCTCCCTGATTGGCGTCAGAGGTGGTGATCATCCAATTAATTGGAGTCATCACATATGAATACAGCTATAACTTTTTCTAACGAGTCACCAAAAGTCTTTTTCAAAGATGGTCGCCTGGTTACCACCTCTCAAGCTGTTGCCGACTACTTCGATAAACAACATAAACACGTTTTAGCTAAGATTGACACACTCGACTGCTCTCCCGAATTTACATCAGCCAACTTTTCGGCCGATGTTCAGACTGTCGAAATTGGCAACGGCGCAGAACGTGAATCACGATGCTACCTGATCACAAAAGACGGCTTCATGTTCCTCGTAATGGGATTTACTGGCAAAAAAGCAGCCAGACTAAAAGAAGCTTACATTGAAAAATTTAACGCAATGGAAGAAGAACTCCACAAACGTCCTCCTGCAGCACAAAACTCCCCCGCCCCAAATAATGGATGCGCATTACTGATCCACTTCGATAAACACGGTCAGGTCGAGTTCACAGAAAAAGCCCCCGCCGATGCGATGGTATGCACGCTGGAACGGTTTAAATTTTATCTGGAGCAACATGGGTGGATCGTTGCCCGTAAAGAACAATTGGTGGAAAGGTTGATGCGGTTTTAATGAATGCAAAACCCCGGATGATCACCGGGGTTAATTTTATCGAGCGTGATTGCCGCTAATCGCCATCGCTCTGATTGAGCGTAAATCATTCAGGTTATTCAGTTCTTCCTTCTGCTCTCGCTGACGTCAATAAATCCCATCATTGCGATCAACCTCATCCTTAACCATTGATGCGAGCAGTTCTTCCAGTTTCTGCGCTGACAGCTTTACCTGGTGATCTTCAGCATCTTCCCGGGCTATTGTGGTTCGCGCAGTGGCTGATTTTGCTGACATCACCACAGGGGGCAGACGGACCATTGAACCATGGCCTCCGGAACAAATAAGGGCAAAAATAACAACCACTATCGAAAGCTCACAAACTAACCGCAGCACGTTCCTGCATACGACGTGTCTGCGGCATAATCCCAATGATTACTCCCTGACAGGATTTGCAGGCCACTCAATATCAGGTGCAGTTGATGTATCAACACGATTCAACAATACCCGATATTTATTCCATGCCTCCAGCAACGATCTTTCTTCCTCCGTTGCGATTTCCAGATCTACAGCATCCTGCAGTGGCGCAATATACTCACTGAATTCCTGGATGTAGAACTGTGTGGTGACGGTCTTCCAGCCATTCGGCTCCTGCTGTATCGAAGCATACCAGGCTATTTCAATATCGCTATGCTGCGGCAGCATTTAACCCCTTGTAATTCATCGCCATAATTGATTTAATTCACAAATAAAACTATAACATGGTGAAATCAATGAAAAAAAACACAGATGATGGGGCTAAAATTTACACACCACTTACCCTAAAGCTTTATGACTGGTGGGTTTTGGGAGTATCAAATCGGCTTGCATGGGGATGTCCTACAAAGGAACACCTTCTTCCACACTTTCTGGAACATGTAGGTAACAACCATCTGGATATTGGTGTTGGAACTGGGTTTTACCTTACTCACGTACCTGAGAGTAGTCTGATATCTTTAATGGATTTGAACGAAGCTAGCCTGAACGCGGCATCTACAAGGGCTGGGGAATCAAAAATTAAACATAAAATTAGCCATGATGTTTTTGAACCTTATCCCGCGGCGTTACATGGTCAATTTGATTCCATTTCCATGTTTTACCTTCTTCACTGCCTGCCTGGAAATATATCTACAAAAAGCTGTGTAATACGCAATGCGGCGCAGGCCTTAACTGACGATGGAACTCTATACGGAGCCACAATTCTTGGCGATGGAGTTGTGCACAATAGCTTCGGTCAAAAACTGATGCGCATTTACAATCAGAAAGGCATCTTTTCAAACACAAAAGATTCCGAAGAAGGCTTAACACATATACTCTCAGAGCATTTCGAGAATGTTAAAACCAAGGTTCAAGGTACTGTAGTAATGTTTTCCGCTTCAGGGAAAAAATAGCATCCAACCGCAGCACGTTCTTGCTTAAGACGTGCTGCGGCATAATCCCAATGATTACTCCCTGACAGGGTTCGTAGGCCACTCAATATCAGGTGCAGTTGATGTATCAACACGGTTCAGCAACACCCGATACTTTTTCCAGGCTTCCAGCAATGAGGTTTCTTCCTCCGTTGCAATTTCCAGATCTGCAGCATCCTGAAGCGGCGCAATATGCTCACTGGCTACCTGCATCAGGTTGTTTTTTGTTTCTTCCGCCTCCCGGATCCGGAACAGTTTTTCTGCTTCCGTATCCTTCACCCAGGCTGTGCCGTTCCACTTCTGAAACTCCCCTTCCGGCGATAACCAGGTAACATTTTCCGGTAACGGACCGAGTTCAGAAATAAATAACTCGTCCCCTGACGCTACGTCATAAACCGTTTTACCCCGATGGTCTTCAACGAGATGCCACGATGCCTCATCACTGTTGAAAACAGCCACAAAGCCAGCAGGAATATCTGGTGGTGCAATATCGGTACTGTTTGCTGGCAGACCTGTATGAGGCGGAATATATGCGTCACCTTCACCAATAAATTCATTAGTTCCGGCCAGCAGATTATAAATTTTTATGGTCCGTGCTTGTTCACTCATTCTGAATGCCATTATGCAAGCCTCACAATATAGTTAAATGCGATGTTTTTGACGGTGTTTTCCGCGTTACCCGCAGCGTTAACGGTGATGGTGTGTCCATGTGAACCAATCGCAACGGAGTGCGTATGCGCACCAATACCTACAGTATGTGCATGTGCGCCAGAACTTGCTGCAGTACCAGACAGCGAGTGGGTATGAGCACCTGCTGACTGTGTCTGAATACGTTGATAATACGATCTATAGGAAGAAGTCTCCGGGCTTACTTGATACTGTGAATTCTGGACATAAGTGAACCCACCGCCATCATAAAATGCTAACGCAGAACCGCCGCCTCCTGGCCAACGAATACCATTACCATGAGTATGAACACCGGCAGACCCCGTAGAGCCACTCAGACTGTGCGTATGCGCCCCGGTGTTATTCGTGGATTTAGTGCCGTAATCAAACGACGATGTGGTTTTCGTCCCCAAATCCGTACTGGATGCGCTGGCGCTGTGGGTGTGCGATTTAATGCCGTCCTGTTCCTGAGACAATACGGCCCGGCCACTGGCGGGTTTGCCCTTGATTGTCCAGCCGCGCATATCTGGAATAACACCTGAAGGATAGGCAATAGCCAGTTTCGGATATGCTGCCTTATCAAACGTCTGCCCCTGCATGATTGCATAACCTGCAGGTGGTGTATCTGATGGCCACGGCAGCGGAACACCTGGCGGAAACGCTTCAATATTTGCCGAGCCGTCAAATTTTACGCCGTTAATTGTCCTTGCAGTTTGCAATTTGGTTGCTGTGCTTGCATTACCCGATAAAGATCCAGTGATACCACCACTCGCGTTTAATTTAGTTGCAATTGTAACATTGCCAGTATGGTTACTAATTATAAACGGCCTTAAGCTATTGTGCGTACCAAGACTGTTACCCGAATCTGTCAACATAAAATATGTGTTTGATCCATCATTTCGGATAAAGAATCCATAGTTGCCATAGGCAATACGCAGACCATTTGCTGACCTTGAAATAACCTCACCAGCAGCAGTTAAACCACCTGAAAGAGTCCCTCCAGTTAATGCCAATGCCCCAATATTTGAAGGGGTCAATGTGATATTTGCACTACCATCAAATGACACACCGTTAATCGTTCTGGCTGCCTGAAGTTTCGTGGCGGTCGCAGCATTACCTGTAGTGTTTTGATTACCGGTAGCGTTGACTCCAGGCAAGTTGATATCTGCCGATCCATCAAATGCCACGCCCCCAATCTTACGTGCTGTCTTGATCTTGGTCGCAGTATCTGCGTTTCCGGTCAAATTACCAGTAACACTACCACCAACTTTTAGTCCATTACCGATGGACACCAACCCTGATCTTAAGTTTATAGAGAATGGTCTTAATGAACCGATGTCTCCATTTTCCCCCTCCCCTTCATTAGTCGGAATAAGATGAAGATGATCTTCGGAACGCCTAAAAATAAGGCCAAAGGCTTGGTTGAATATTCGAAGAGCATTTATCGTGCTGATTTTTAACTGCCCTCCCATTGTGTCGCCAGTTTTTTGAACTGAACTATCTTTAACAGTTTTAACTGCCTTTGGCGTTGCCGCCAGCTTTTCACTGGTGCTGTTTGTTGCACTGCTGAGCTGTACTATCCCCTTTTTCGTCGTGCTCGCATCCTCAAGCGCCACGGCGGATGCAATATCCTCTGCCCGTTTTGCTGCTGTCTCGGCGCGCGTTGCCGCGGATTCAGCAGCAACTTTGCTCTGAGATGCAGCCGTCGCACTGCCTGCCGCCTCTGATGCTTTCGTTGTTGCTGTCGTGGCACTACCTTTCGCTGCTGACGCTTGTCTGGTCGCCTCATCTTTTGAAGCAGACGCAGATGATGCCGATGACGCCGCTGAACTGGCTGACGATGCGGCTGCCGCCTTAGAGGAAGCAGCATTGTCTGCTGAAGTCTTTGCATTTGTTTCAGAGGTTTTTGCTGCAGAAGCAGACCTCGCTGCTGCAGTGGCTTGCTCAGTGGCTTTGCCAGCCTTCGTTGTGGCTGTTGAAGCGGATGATGCGGCGCTTTCTGCCGATTTTCCGGCGGCGGTGGCACTGGCTGAGGCCTGCCCGGCACTTGTTGACGCGGCACTGGCAGATAATGCAGCCGCTGTTTTTGAACCTGCCGCAGCTGAGGCGCTCTGTCCCGCTGCTGTTTCAGAAGACTTAGCGTTCGTCTCGGACGTTTTTGCCGCCTTCGCGGAATTTCCTGCCGCCGTTGCCGAGGAAGCTGCACTACTGGCACTTGATGATGCATTCGTTTCTGAAGATTTCGCTGCCTCTTTTGAGGCCGCCGCACCCCGTGCCGAGGTGGCAGCTTCTGACGCTTTCGTGGTCGCTGTGGATGCAGAAGTGGCTGCCGATTTTTGTGATGCTGCGGCATTCGTTTCTGACGTTTTCGCGGCACTGGCGCTGGTAGCTGCCGCGCTTTTTGATGACTCTGCAGCAGCAGCACTTTTTGCTGCTTCACGGGTCTTTGTCGATGCCGTTCCTGCGCTGGAAGACGCTGACTGAGCCGACGACGCGGCCTGTCCGGCTGACGTGCTGGCGGCACGTGCTGAGGCTGCAGCATCGGTTGCATGAGTTGCCGCCTCGCTGGCTGATGCACTGGCATCGCTGGCTGATTTTTTCGCGGCTGCCGTATTCTGTGCAACCGCGGAGGCGTTACGTGACACCTCTTCCACCATCTGCTCAAAGCGGCGCAGTGCCTCCGGTCGGACATCATCCTCCGTCATGGCACCGAGAAAATCATTCAGCGTACCTGATCTGGAACCTTCATAGACGGTAATGGTCCCGGCATGTGAAGGCGGAAAACCTTCAACCAGCAGGGTGACGCTGTACTGACCATGCTCAACATCCATGCTGTAACGTCCGGCTTCATCCGGATTTTCAGAGGCCACCGTGTTCACCACCACCGTGCTGCTGGTTCGTCTGGCCTTCAGCACAATGGTGCAGTTCTGTACTGGTTTTCCTGTGCCATCTTTAAGCACGCCAGAAATTTTTACTGTCATACTTTTCCACCAATAAAAAAAGCCCGCAGCAGTGACGCCACGGGCTTCAGGACAGTGTAACTTTACGTTTCCTCAAACGCAGTTCACCCCATAAGGTGGATGAACCTGCGTATCATAACAATATTTACAGAAGATAAATCGGCGTCTGTTGTCAGAAACGGTATCCGATACCAACAATAAATGCATCCGTTCGCCAGTCGCCACTACCGGAACCTTCATAAGCAAGGTCAATGGTCACGGATTCGGTCGGATTAAACTGCACGCCAGCCCCCCACGCCAGAGACGTGTTGCTGTGGCGACCGTCATCACTTCCGGTCAGCACATCGTGCGTTTTCCCCTTGTTGTCAGTTACGCGGAGATAATCCCCGGAGAAAGTCGACACACGGCTGTAAGCCACACCCACCATCGCATACGCGCTGAACTATTCATTCACGCGTACAGACGGCCCCGCCATCACGCTGAACCAGCGGTTACGCACGGAATCTTCATGCCAGCGGGTATCGCTGTAGTGCGTTTTTTGCTCATCTTCAGCGTTGGCATAACTGAATGACGTAATCAGCCCCAGCGTGTCCGTAAACTCATAACGGTATTTCACGTTAATCCCGTTCAGATTATCGCTGCCGGGAGCGTTCGTACGGGCATGAAGATACCCCGCGCTCAGTGTGGACTGATGTTCAGACGCCCATGCAGGCGCACCGGATACGGACAGACAGATGGCTGCGGACAAAATGGCTGCACAAACTTTACGCATAATTACCTCTCGCTTTTCTGCAATAAAAAAGGCGCCATTTCTGGCGCCCGTATATGGGTTATAAAATTCAGCTGATACTGATGCCTGCGGTGGCTTTCTTCATCACCACAACCAGCAAATCGCTGATACTTGCTGTGGGATACCAGTTATTCACCAGCCATGCTGATACCGAAAACTCCAGCGTCATGTGACCGTGACCGGCAGGCATATCAATAACGCCACTGTAAATCAGCGTATTATCCAGCGCGGTACGGTTATAAATTTCAGCACCGTTTTTCCGCACTATCAGACGGCATGAGGAGTAAATATCAGTATGCTCTCTCTCATGCTTAGCGCCACTGAATGCCACCGCCGGAATAACAATTTGCCGGTCAAACGGCTGATCGTCATAAACCCTGACGGTAATGGTCCCTGATGGCCACCGCTCCGGTGCACGGGAGTCCCGGGGGAAAGCTTTGCCCACTGTTTTAACGAGATCGCCTTCAATCTGGTTCGCGGACAGTTTTCCCAGAACCCGACAGTTCTCGTTAATCGTGACGTTGTTGAGCGTCCCGGAATTCGCATTCACGTTACCGCTGATATCAGCATTTCTTGCGGTCAGCCTGCCCTCCGGCGTCAGGGAAAACGTCGGGGGATTGCCGGACGAGGTGATACTCACCGCAAACAGCCGCTTCAGGAACACATCGTTCATGAACAACTGATTCCCCTGCGCCACAAATAACGGCGTGGTGTTGCCGTCCTCCGGGTTAATCATCGCAATACGGTCAGCCAGCAGCAGTATGTTGCTCAGGGGCTGGCCATCAGTATCCTCAATCCCCGCTCCAATACCGGCAACATAGGGTATGCCATTTTTTGTTTTCTGTACCTTCAGCATGTAAAGTGCAGCAAGGTCATCATTTGTGTCCTTCTGCACGCGCTGTATCTGCTGTATGGTGGCGCTCTGGTCCTCCAGCGTTTTACTGACCGTCTGTGTGATTTCATTGCGGGTTTCTGTGATGGTGGTCTGCATTTCCGCCATCTCGTCCTTCAGCTGACTGTTGTCAATCTCTGCCCACAGCGCCTCTGCCAGATGCAGTTTTCCTATCTTTTCCCGGAAAAGTTCCAGATAGCCCGCAGCGTCATTGCTCGCCCGTCCACTGGCTTCCACAAAAGCAGATTTACCCACCAGGTTGACGCTGCGCACATAAAACCAGAAATCCTTTCCGGGCTTAATGTGCGGACCGGAGACACTCCACTGACTGCCGGTCCCCAGATAACGGGCAGAGGTTTCCACCTGTGCGGCGTCTGCAATTTTTGCCTCCGAAAACCAGAACTCAAACTGCACCGTCGGGTCATAAATGGTCAGTTTCGGGACTGCCGTTATCTGAAAATACCCCGGCGTCAGTTCAACACCGGCAGGCGCTGCCGGTGCGTTAATCCGGAACGTGGTGGTGGCGGGTTCGCCCTGCTGGCCATAGCTGTTAATCGCCCTGACCGTCAGGGTGTATTCCCCGAGAGGCAGGCCACTGAAACGGTGCTCCGTATCGGCAGTGATGGCAGTGGTCAGCAGGCGGCTGTTCTCACCGCTTCCACTGGTCAGGCGCAGACTGAAGCGCACGCCCTTCACCACCCGCGGCGTGTCCCATTTCGCCAGCGCCAGATACTGGCCGTCAGCCGCGCTCACCTCCACCGTGAGGTGCTGCACTGCCGGAGGAATGACGCTGTTCAGGGTGCCTGACTGCGGCTCAAAGCGGGCTCCGTTATCCACAATGGCTTCTTTTTCCGGTACGTGCTGCACCGCCGTGATGGCAAAGGTGCCGTCCGTGTTTTCCCGGATGGAGACACAGCGGAACAGGCGACGGCTCAGTGACGGCAGGGAGAGTCCCCACACCCCGTATGTCTCCACACCATCAGGCAGGGTACTGACCTGTATCCGGTCCGGCGCGGGGTGTGCGGTGATGTCCACACTCACCGGCTTACCGCTGCCGTTAATCAGGTTCACCGCCGATGTACCTGTCTCCGGCAGGGTAACCTCACGGTCCAGCGTCAGGGTGCGGGTGGCAGCATCAATGGACAGGACACGTCCGCCGGTCAGGGTCCCGGCATAGTCATTATCACAGATTTCAATAATGTCACCGGGTGTGTGCCGCAGCCCCTGAGACCCGAGTGTGAAATCAACCGTCTGCGTTTCCAGCAGTTCGGTCTTTATCACCCACAGCCCGGCACGGTGGGCCTGACCGCGGCTGGTACAGCCGAACGCGTCCATCTTCAGCAGGTTGCGTCCGTAGCGCAGTATGGCTTCCGGGTCTTCCACCAGTTCCGTGGAGGTCTGCCAGCCGTTCTGCGGGTCGGTGTAATTCACCTCCACCGCCGTGTGCCGGTCCTTCAGGGCACTGAAGCTGTAGCGGAACCCCACGCCGTTATCATCCACCACCACATCGCTGTTGGTGTACGGCCACACCACATCCGACGGGCGGTCCTGAACGAACGTCAGCGTCTGGCCGTTCCATACCGGCATACAGCGCATCGCCGAGCAGAAATCACTGAGAACGTCCCACGCCTTACGCTGTTGTGCCAGGTACGCATTAAAGGTCATCCGCGGCTCTGTGCCCCCGAAACCATCCGGGACCGTCTGGTCGCAGTACTGCCCGATGGCATACAGCGCCCACTTGTCCACATCCGCCGCCCCCAGGCGTTTTCCCATCCCGTAGCGCGGGTGAGTCAGCATGTCCCACAGACACCAGGCCGGGTTGTTGCTGTATGCCGGTTTCAGACTGCCGTCCCAGATACCGCTGTACGTGCGTTTTTCCGGGTCATAGTTTGACGGCACCTGGATGATGCGACCGCGGATATGGTAGTTCACCGTCATCTGCTGGCCGCCGAACTGCTCCGCATCCACCTGCAGCCCCACAATGGCCGTGTTCGGGTAGCACTGTTTCACATCGATGATTTCGGTGTATGACGACCAGAGCGTCTTATTCAGCAGCTGGTCCGTGGTGCTGTCCGCCGTCTCCCTGACCATCCGGATGTTAAAGGGCCGGGGCGGCAGATTATCCAGAATCACCGACGCCAGGAACTGCGAGGTGGTCTTGCCGTTAATGGTGACATCCTTTTCCGTCATCCATTTACCACCACGCTCAAGCTGAATCAGCAGGCGGACAGACGTCGGGTTACGGTCACCCTTTGAGGTGGTCTCCACCAGTGACTGCACCCCGAAGGTCACCCGCAGGCGGTCAATGTTCGCGGACGTAATGGTGCGCGTCACCGGCTTTGCCTTCGTCACTTCCACGCCTGGTCCGGTTTCAGCTCCGGAGGACTCAAAGCCTTCCGGTGGTGTCTGCTCCTGCTCCCCGGCGCGCCAGACCGCCGTCACACCGTGTATCACGGGATTACCGTCCGTGTCCGTCAGCGGGGTTTTGTTCACCAGGATACTCTGCAGTCCCTTCACCGGACCTTCTATCGGTCCCTCACCAATCGCATCAATCACGCTCATCATCTGCGTGGATTTGAGATTATCCTTCGCCTCACGAGGTGTGTGCGCCTTGCCGCCACCTTTACCCATGATAACTCCTGTTAATTGATATGATCAATCGAAGCAATAGTCACATTCAATAACTATTGCGCGATATCATCAGAACGCTGTTTGTACTCCTGCAGTCAGTAAACTCAGTCTGTTAAAATAATTAATGAGGGTTTTATGAACCGTAAAAGTCTTGCTGCTATTGCAATGGTGCTGGCAACATCATGTGGATATGCCGCCACAATAAAAGTCCCCATGAACCTTGTTAATGCCGATGGTAAAGAGGTGAGCGCCGGAACAATAACTATCCAGGAGACCAGCTATGGTCTCCTGTTCACACCAGATCTGCACTCTTTACCTCAGGGCATTCATGGATTTCATGTGCACGAAAAGGGAAGTTGCGCGCCGGCTCTGAAAGATGGAGTATCTGTTGCGGCATTAGCAGCTGGCGGTCACTTTGACCCGAAACAGACTGGAAAACATCTTGGTCCCTGGTCTCCTGATGGTCACCTGGGCGATCTCCCGGCTCTGTACGTGACTCATGACGGAAAAGCAAACTATCCGGTTCTCGCACCAAAACTGAAAGAATTAACAGAAATAAGCGGACGGTCTCTTATGATCCACATTGGCGGTGACAACTATCATGACCATCCAGATCCACTCGGCGGCGGCGGTGCAAGAATGGGCTGTGGTATCATCCCATAACAAGTCTGGTAAGGGGAGCTGCCCCCTTACCTTTTCTCCACCAGTCAATGAATCCGCTCTCGCCAGAAGAACAAACAGAAAAACTCTGAATATCTTCACATTTTCACAAAATCCCTGTGGCACTTATAATTTCTCTGCGTTAATTTTTTTGTCGTGACATAAGAATAATTCCTTACACTTAATCTTCGTAACTCTCCCGCAGTTCCTGTCCGCGATCACTGCGGGATTTTTTTATTCTTTTTACCCCTGCCGCCCGATAACCACGACCTTTCCGCCCCCGCCTTCATCACGGGTACTGATGTCCTGGGAGATTCGCCGGGAGCCAACCAGCATTTCCCCGTAAGGCACCGGCATCGGGTTCCCCTGGGCAATCATGTTATCCAGCGAGGAAAAGTACGTGTTCTGTCTGCCGTTATCCGTTACGCGGTAATCCGGTGTTTTTGCCTTCGGGGCCAGCATCTGTGCCATACCGCCCAGTATCATGCTGGCCCCCAGTGAAAACAGCATCGTGGTGGCAGAAAAACCACCGGCTGCCAGGGCTGAACCCCATAACGCCATCGAGGCACCGGCCGTGAAGAAAGAGCCCACGATGGCTGCCGCCCCCAGCACAATCTGCAGTCCGCCCTTTCCGGCTCCGGCCAGTCGCGGCACAATGTGGATGACCGTTCCCTCACCCAGCTGTTCGTGAAGACGGGCGTACACCGCCTCCGGTGCCGTGTCATCACCGGCAATACGTATCTGGTACCAGCCTTCGTTCATCTGACGGCGAAAGCCCGGCATCTGCATCGACAGGGCGCGAATGGCTTCCGCTGCCGTGTTCACATACAGGCTGAGGCGGCGGCCAAATCGTTGTAAATCCCCGTGAAGGCAGATGCGTGCCAGTGGCGGTGACGCCAGACAGAATGCGTTCGTCGTTGCCATTTTTCGGAATACCTCTCCCGTTTACTCAGTTGTTCAGGCAGATGGTGAAGCAGCTCACCGTTGCCACAGTAAATGGCGGCATGGTTCGGTACCGAAGCACCAAAGCAGCACAGCAGAATATCGCCCGCCTGTGCAGAGGACAGGGGCACCCGGTAAAAGCCCGTTCCCTCCATATTGTCCAGGTACAGGTTCTGGCCATTGCGCCACCAGTCATCCTCGCGATGAAAATCCGGCATTTCAGTCCCCGCCAGATGGTAAGCATCCCGGAACAGGGTGTAACAGTCCGTCACCCCGTGTTCAAAGCGCCGTCCCGTCAGGTGTGGCACACAGCGGAATTTGTGAATGTCACCCCGGCAGACCAGCCACCAGGGCAGTGCGCTTTTTATCTGCAGCCGCCGGTCAGCCTCGCTCAGCCAGGGCAGCCCACCGGGATGACTGTGGACCAGTGCCACAATCTCCCCCGACATCTCTGCCCGCAGCCAGTCTTCCGGTGCGATACGAAAATACGCCTCCGGCTCTGCGGAAATATTCACACAAGGGATATACCGCTCCCCCTCCGGCGTTCTCACCACGAAGCCGCACGACTCCGCAGGCGCACACCGCCGGGCATGTGCCAATATATTGCTATAGAGCATGAGAACTCCTGATAAAAAACCCAGCCGAGGCTGGGTCATTTCGTTGGTAATCTGTTAGTAGTGATGCAGTGAAGGCGGCAACTCTTTGCTCTTAAGCCTTACCCATGCGGAAAGATTCGTTGGTCCATCTGGCTCATTAATATCAACATCTCGTGTGTGATTGATTAAAACGTCTCTCGCCATTCCAATAACATACGAGAACTCATGGCCGTAGTTGTAGCACCTGTCAGAATAGTTCGATTGAATTTGCTTTAGCGCCGGATACAGTTCGCGGAATAATGCCTGTGAGCGGTTGGCATAATCCCATAGCCATACAAGGCTGTTTGCTTCTTTTGCGGAAAGCTCGTTGGTTTTCTTCTCTTGTTTGCCAATGAACTCACCTTCAAGCACTACCCTGTGGATGTACTCTACGGCTTGCGGTATCTGAGATGCATCAAGCTCTTCAATACTTTCCACATTGAAACGCTGATGAATCATTGCATAAGCTTCTGGGTACATTAGATGCTTTTTGCTGACCAGCATATTTACAGCATCACGAAGCGGAGTCCTGTCATCAACAGATGTTTTCTTACGTGCATTTTCTGCCTTTCCCTTTGTCCAGTAGTCATGCAGCACAGTAAAGCATTCTTCCTGGTACTGAATCAGTTTATCGCGGATGTCAGCACGAACTTTCTCGGGGTTGATGCTGAACAGCCATCCATTTAACTTCTTCAAAGGAAGGCAGAGTAGCTTACGAAGCTTTCCATCAGCAGCAACCATATTCATATGAATACAGTTGAACTTATCTAGTTGTTTCATAAGTTTTTGTTGCTGAGTACCCCAGCTCATTCCGAGGTTTTCAACGATTGGCTTCATCGCAACATATGCAACTCCGGCAGCCATGGCGGTGATAATTTGCTGACCGTTGAATGGTACGTAAGAGGTGTTCACTGCTTCTAAAATTGCTATACTATTCATGTTGGTTTTTCTCCACGGATTTACTGACAACCGAAGCCCTGACTGTTCCCGCAGTTGGGGCTTCAACTTTCTGCTCTATCAGTTATATCTTTCCCTTCATATACTTCACCTATATTGCTAATGCTGGCAGAACATCCAAGATGCTTGTATCTTATGATGTCCAACACGCAGTCACTACACAGCATCCGACCTGTTTCTTTAGAGTAAATGTATGTTTGATCAGCGTCTGATTCGCTAATGCCGCAGAAACAACATTCTTTACTCATACCATTACCCCCTCTCTCTTCAAGCTGTCTATCAGGCGCTTGATAACCTCTGAGTTAAACGACCTGCACTCTTCCTTTGCCCTGCTACCTATAGCATCCTTTAACGACTGCGGCATCCTTACCAAAATCTTACTTATTTCTTTCTCCATGTTACCCTCCATACAAACAACTCTTTTCGAATACAAAAGATAGCAAAGCGAGTATATCTAGTCAAAATTTTTTTGCATACACTTTGCTATCAAATTGAATACCAAAGGTGTGATATGGCAAAGGGTGTGTCAATTTCTCCAACTACGGTAAGAATCCCTGAATCTTTACGCGAGGCTCTTGCTGTCAGAGCATCAAAAAATGGTCGCTCTGTTAACTCCGAGATCGTCATGATTTTGCAAGCCGCGATTGATGAAGATAGGTCGCCAAAGTCAGTTGAGTCATTTGCTCAGCAAGAAGCAGACAAATTCAAAGAGGCGCTGCTTGAGACGCTAAAGACCATGTATGGTAAGGATGAAAAATAATGCTGCACACAATTCATTTCTTATGCCCCGTTAACACTGCCACTGTTGGGCAACTTCAGAACCACTGTCTCACCGCATTATCTCAAGGCGCAACTGAATTAAATATCCATATATCAAGTCAGGGAGGGGAAACTGCCGCTGGCTTTACTGCGTATAACTTTCTTAAGTCACTCCCTGTTACCGTTAGAACTCACAACATAAGCAATGTTGAATCCATAGCTAATATCGTTTTCCTGGCTGGCTCAGAACGTTTCGCAAACCCATTATCAAGATTCCTGTTACATCCTCTATTATGGTGCTTTGCCTCCCCAGCCGCCGACCATGCCAGATTGAGAGAGTACGGGAAATGCCTCGATAACGATCTTGATCGCTTCGTTGAGACGTTCAATATCGACATCGGAACCCATATTAGGTGGGCATCCCTGATAGCAGACTCGACCATTTTGGATGCTAACAAGGCTCTTGAGCATGGCATAATTAATTCCATAAAAACTGCAAGGCTGGCATCCAATCAGGCAAACTGGTGGGTTGTTTGATGGGTAAATCATGATTACTCCTTATAAAAAACCCACCTGACGGTGGGCATAATCCATTACTGCGAAAGTTTATTAATGGAAAGGAAACCGCCAAAATTGCCGACATTCCTGCGCAGTTCACACCCGCGCATGCACTTGCTGCATCTGTCCTTACGGATATCCGTGGTGGGTTTATCGAACTCATCCGCCACAGCCCCGCCCGTGTAACCACACTCATCAGAGCGGTAGGTCCACATACAGGTGTTCGCCAGCATGATACGACCGGGAAACAGCGCCCCGTCCGTCTCGGTCGGTGTGGCCAGCACAAACGAGGCCGTCATGGCTGTCAGCTCCGACATCTGCTCCACCACCCAGCGGTCACTCAGCTCCTGCTCCGGGTCCGCCTCCGGATTGCCCGCAACGAAATTCACCGCATCCAGAAAACGGGCATACACCCGGCGGCGGACCACCGTGGCCCCCACCAGGCTCTGCAAATCCTCCGCCATTCCGGTGACAAGACCAAACAGATTGGACACCGTCAGCGACGGTCTGGCACTGCTGCCCTTCCCGCTCATCTCAAAACCGCTGCCGTCAATCGGGTATGCCTCATACTTACGCCCCTGCCAGGTGACCGGCTCCCCTTTTTCATTCAGCTCATTACAGAAAAAATACCGCTCACCGCCCTGTACCGTCAGGTCGATTTCCCAGAGTACCACCCGCGGTGACTGCTCTGATTTAACCGACTCGTTCAGACTTTCTTCGTGAATATCCTGCATCAGTTCACCACCTGCTTAAACTCCGCGCTGAACTCAACGCGCAACATCCCGACCCGCGCAGACCACCCGGCACAGGTCACCTTTATCTGCCGGTATGCATAGGGTGGCTTCCACAAAAATGCCTTCCAGCCACCGTGCTCTGCCAGAAACGCTTCCAGATGCCGGGCCTCCTCCCGGGTCACGGAAAGCATCACCCGGTATGTTTTCAGGTCAGCATTCAGCCCTGCCGCCATACGCTGTGAGTACCCGTCACCAAAACGCACTTCACGCACCGATGGCTGCGAGTTCACCTCCATATCCGGTTTCACTTTCCAGCGAAAGGTTTTCATCGCCCGCTCCCCGATAACAGACCGCCATCACGCAACTGCAGCCGGAGCTCATCCTGCGCACCTTTACGGGCCATCTCATACACCGCTTTCATCAGCTGCGGCCCGGCCTGTCCGTTGATGCCGTCGTTCTGAATCACCACGTGATTGTTCTGATTAAAATTAATCCCTTCCGCCCGCCGCATCTGCGCCGGACTTCCGGCAGCACCCACATACCCCCCCTTCCGCATAGCCCCGCATCAGGCGGTACAGGTTCCCGACACCAATCCGGCTGGTTGCCTCCTTCGTGAAGACAAACTCCCCGCGGTGGACAATCCCCGCTGGCTCATATTTGCCACCGGTTCCCGTAAATCCCCCGGTCGCGAAATGGAAGTTCGCCGCCGCAGCCTGAATGGCCGTCCCCGTGGAAGCGGATGCGCCACCACCGAAAGCACCACCAATGGCGCTGCCGATACGCCCGACAATCCCCACCATCGCCTGCTTCAGAAAAATCTCTGTCAGCATGGAGAGCACGGAACGGGTGAAACCACGCCAGTTCTGTTCGCTGCCGGTCAGCATCGCTGCCATATTCTGTGCAATACCGTCAAAGGTCTGCGTGGCCGCGCTTTTAACCTGCGAAAAACTGTCCGTCGCACTTTCCGCCCACTCGCCCCAGCCGGACTTCAGACCCGCCATCCAGCTTCCACGAAGCTGCTCCTCCGCAGACCAGGTGTTCTTCAGTGCAGATGTGGTCTTCGCCAGCGCATCCGGATTATCACCGTACACGTCACGAAGGCGCTGCTCTTCCGACTCCCGCTGCGCCTGACGGTCGGTGAGGCCGCGGGCTTTTGCGCTGATGGCGGCCTGCTTCGCGCTCTGCTGCTGTTCAAACCGCGCCGCCTGCTGTGCCAGCTCATTCAGCCGTTTCTGGTGTTCAACCTTGTCGCCCAGCTCAGCCAGCTGGCGTTTGTACTCCAGCGTCTCTTTCTCATGAGCCAGCAGGGATTTTTCCTGCTCAGATAACTGCCGTTTCGTGGCGGCCTCTTTCAGGACCACATACTGATTTTCCGCTTTCCATAAATCCCGGCGCTGCTGGCTGATTTTTTCATTCGCACCGGCATGCTTCTCCAGCGTCCTGAGCTCAGTTTCAAGCGCCAGCATGGCTGCATGCGCCCGGTCTTCCTGGCGCTCACCGGCAGACACCTTCACACCGGACGGCTTTTTCTGCGTCGATTCATAATCCTTTTTTGCCGACGCCATCAGCGTGTTGTAATCCGCCTGCAGGATTTTTCCGTCTTTCAGGGCCTTATTCAGCTCTTCCTGCCGGGCGGTATATTTCTCCAGTGGCGTCAGCAGGCGCTCATACGCCTTCTGCGCCTCTCCGGTATACTTCAGCTGTGACGACTCACGCTCAGCCCTGTCCCTTGCCGCCAGTTCACCGGCTTTTTCCATATCCGACTGCAGCGTTGCCGCTGCCAGACCCAGACGGGCATTTTCCCGGTCATCCCATGCGCCCTGAAGGTTGGCCCGGAAAGAGGAGGTTTTACCGCGGCGCTGGCTCCGGCTCTGGTACCACTGCCATTTTTTATCCGCCTCATCAAATGCCTTCTGCGCACTGGCGAGCATATCCGCTGAGGATTCCGGACGACCGATATCCAGAATGGCATCCCACATCGATTTGAATGCCTTCCCTGTTTTATCCGCCCAGGTCTCCAGTGTTCCCATGTTTTCTTTCAGGCGACGGGTCTGCTCATCAAAGCCTTTCGTGGCGATATCGTTCGCCGCCTGTAAGGCCCCGGCCTCGTCTCCGGAACGCTGCAGTTGTGCAACATACGCAATCTGCTCTGCCGTCACGTTACGGAACTGGCGCGCCATCGCCATCAGTCCCGACGTCGGGTCAGTGGTCAGCTTCCCGAAGGCTTCAGCGACTTTATCTACCTCCACACCGGATGCAGACGCAAAACGCGCGACACTCTGGTTAATGGCATCAAACTGTTCACCACCACGCACACCGGCATTCACCAGGGCTGCCAGTGACTCTCTCGCCTGGTTAAACGTCAGCCCTGCTGCCTGCCCGGCTCTTGAGAGCGTCAGCATACGATCGGCAGTCAGTCCGGCCTGATTGCCGGAAAGGACCAGCGTTTTATTAAATTCTGAAAGCGTGGCGTCGCCCTGATACCAGGCGTACGCCAGCGCACCTGTCGCCACCGCCAGCGAGGTGACCCCGACCATCGGCAGGGTGATCGCACCGGCAAGCCCCCTGAACATGGGGATCATCCCGCCGAAGGAGTCCTTCACCTGACCGCCCTGTTGCAGCAGGATGAGCCAGGGATTCTGACCACCGGCAAGCTGCGTGGCGATATCCGTAAACTGTGCGGGCAGGGTACGCATGGCTGCTTTATACTGCCCGACGGAAATCCCGGCTTTTTGTGCGGCCAGCGCCTGACGGTTCAGACTCTGCTCAACGGCACCGGCGGTTTTTCTGGCGTCGGTATCCAGTCCTGAAAAATGACGCCTTACCCGGCTCATCTGCTCATCGAAACGGGCCGCATCCAGACTCAGGTCAATAACAAGATCACCAACCGGCTGGGACATATCTCACACCTCCGGAAATCCCCGCTGAAGCCATCATTAATGCAACATCATCCTCGCTGACATCCACCACATCTGCAGAAGGTGAAATATCGCCCCCTCCCTCCCCACCGAACCGGACGCCTCCGGCAAGTCCTGCCGCTTTCTGCATCAGCATGTCTTCCTCATCCGGCATCTCCGTCTGCGCTTCCTCTCGCCGGGGAGCCAGCAGACTGAAATCCGAGGGATGCATATCCGGATCGCAAAAAAACAGGCTGAGTACGGCGTACATCAGCCCGGAAAAATGCATATCCAGTTGGGTATCCTGAAAATAATGCGTGCGGTAAAAACGGTGCCAGTCGGCATATTCGGTGGATGTCATCCCGGCAAGCATGGCGCGCCAGTCGGGTCTCCCCATCTCACGCGCCAGTCTGAGGGCAAAGTTCAGCTCGCCGTCGAAGACTTTCCCGCAGAAAAATCATCATCAGTCAGCGTGTTATTTTTCGCCACTTCAGTAATATCAGTATCCGGACGAACAGCTTCGATCATCCCGGACAGGCACAACACCACGTCTTCCGCCCGGGCAATGGCATCGGCAGGCCAGGTGGTGAGCACTTCCTGCTCTATCTTCATCACGGCCTCATTCATTGACGGTGACTGCGTTCTCTGTGGATGGTTATGCCACAGGGACATCGCCACCAGAAACGCGCCGGTTCTGACAAGATCTTCCACACTCACCTGCAGGTTGCCGCTGGCTTCAGCCTCTTCTGCCCGCCGTTTCAGCAGGGCAAGATGCTCGATACGCTGCAGCGCAGACAGCTCCGAAAGCGTGACAGACACACCGTTATATTCAAATTGTTCTGTTTTAAGAAACATGCGTGTTCTCCTAAACACCCGTTACGCGGCAGGGACATTAACGGTTACTGTCGCCAGAGCGACAAAATTACCGTTATCACTCATGACCACGACCGACGTTGTTCCTTTCTCAAGTGCGTTTACCGTCACTGTGTTCTCCTTCAACGTGGCTGTGGCCACCGCACGATGCACGGTCGACACCCTTAATGAAGGATCAGACGCATTATCCGGCAACACAGCCACAGTAAGTGTGCCTGCCTTCCCTTTTTCTAGGGTCAGGGTTTCCGGTTTAATGGTCACACCGGAAACCGGCGTAATTTTAGTGAGATTTTCCGCCATCGACGGGCGTCCCACATTGGTAACTTTCACCGTTCTGGTGATCACTTCCTTCGCCGTCACGGCCTTACCGATACTGCTGACCCAGCCACTGAACACATCCACCGTACCATTCGGGAACCGGATTTTATAGGCCCTGACATCCCCGCTTTCAAACCATGCGATAAGCCCTTTCTGACCTTCCTCACCCGGTTTCCAGGCCAGCGTAAAACTGGTATCACCTGCAGATTTCTGTCCCTGCCCGGTCGCGGTCCAGTCCGCGTCTTCATCATCCAGGTAGTTATCATCGTAGGGTTCAGCCGTCATCTCGCCCGGCGTCAGATCCTTCACCTTAGCCAGTCGCTGCCAGTCATCGTCTGACAACGGGTTTGCATAAGCATCACCCTTGCCGTTGTAAACCCACAGAGTGGTACCGGCACCTTTTACCGGCTCAAGGGGATTTGGTGTTGCCATATCGTCCTCACATCTCGTATGTAATGGAATAAGTCAGATCTGCAGAACTCCATAACGCCATATCGTCATCACGACGATACTCATAGCCCTGCGTAACCATCGTGGTAATCAGTCCTGCCAGTGCCGGGATCGCGGTCATCGCCGGGTAAATCCGGCTTTCCATCCACTGATCAAGCTCTGAATCCGGTACCTGTGCCGGTAAAAACACCTCAATATGCAGCGTGGCCCGCCATGTATCTGCATCCAGCTCTTCACCGGTATACTCTGCATCCGTCAGATAAACCGCGATCGCAGGAAAATCCTCTTCGTCAAAAACAACGGGGCGACCATCAAACAGCGTCGCCCCGTGTTCATGCTGCTCGAGTGCATCCAGCACTGCGGCACGAATGTCAGTGTGTTTCATCGTTTTATTGCAATCCTCAGTTGTTGTTTCAGCGCGTATGCCAGTTCTTTAGGCAGGCGTTCACGCCGGATACGGTCAACATTCTCATCAAATGCCTGTTTCAGTGGGGCCGCCATCGGGATTTTCACCACATCAATGGGGTAACGGTTTTTCCCGGCCACACGCTGCATGACATGCCAGCGACCATTTTTTAATCGCTGAATAAATGCCCGCTGATACCGATGCTGACCGGCTTTAAGTATGCTGTTCGGGCGACGCCCCAGCATCCTGATCCCCAGCTTAATCACAGGGAGATCACCGCGGTTAACGATAATTCTGGCATTCGGATTTCTGACCGTCGCCCGTTTCAGTCTGGACCGTTCCTTTACCAGTTTCCGTCTCACCCTGGTTTCCCGGGCAACCTGTGACGAAGACTGATTAATCGCCGTTGTGGCCACGCGGTTAATCGTCATTGCTGAAGCCGCCGGAATGGCGTTTTTACGAACCCGGCTCAGATTATCAATCGCCTGATCAAGCCCTTTTATCGCCATAATTTTACCCTGCGTTTATCGTCGCCGGTTAACAGCGGGTGGTTGCCCACGGTTGAGCCAGAGATAACAGCTTCCCCCGTCATCCGGAGAAACACGATCCACCCAGAACATCTCGCCGTTAATGGTCAGCGTGTCACCACGCCGCACGGCACGCACCGTATCCGTCCGCACAAATAATGACGGGCTGCTTCCTTCAATACGGACCCCGCCACCGGCAAAACCCAGCGACTCCGGATCGTCAAAAACCCCCTGAACTTCGCCGCCACGTTGTGCTCCGGAGGTGAACTGCGCACGGATCCCCATCACTTCAACGATCGTACTGTCCACCCCGGCGAGGGCAGCATCAAAGGCATTCTGAAAATCACGCATATTCAGCCGTTCCGTGCTGTATCATGGCCGTTGCCAGTGATGATGGCACCAGAACACGCATACCCCGTAACGCCAGCTCAACGGGACGACCTGTCTCCGGGCAATACCCCATTACTTGCAGGCACTTCCGTACCCGGACGGCTTTAACATCATCCGGAGCATCCGTGTTGTTCAACTGCTCACCATCGTCTGTGTGATTTTGATCAGCCCCGCTCTCATCAGAGTGCATAATGCCCTCCGGGGAAACAGCAAGCTCCTCTTCCCACTCAGACACACGTTGAGCAATATCCGCAGCACTCCCCGACATATCCGCCTCGCGCCCCAGCAGGCCAGCCAGTTGACGAAGACGATTCAGATTTTCTTCTTTTGTTGCCATCTCAGCCTCCTGTGAAAAAAGACACGGGGGCATTTCGCCCCCGCTCACGGATTATTTCACCTGCACCACCACAAACTCATCCGGATCCGGCAGCACCATCAGCGGTGCGGACTGCGTCATGGTGAATTCACGGGCCGGATCGCCCACAGTCAGCCAGTGTTTCGGATAACGGGAAGAGGCCACCACACCTTCGGACAACGCCTGCGCATCCTGAATGGCACCATAGCAACGAATGCCCTCTGCTGCCGTATTCCCCAGGACCAGTGTGCCCTCCGGCAGATAACGTTTTTCGGTACCGTCCTCTGCCACATAAGACGTTTTCGCCACCACAATGGCCAGATCGCCGTAATACCCCTTGAAGGACACCACCGCCCCCAGGTCTTTCACTGCCGTTTCGAGTTGTGAATTTGAGCCGCGACGGGTATCCAGTTTTTCGCGGAACAGCTTAAAGCCATTCAGCAGACGCCAGACCGTACCGTCCATAATGGCGATATTCACAAGGCCGCTGGCCTGATCGCAGTAGAGGTCAATATCATGCGTCGGATCAAACGTATCACGGTCCTGCTCAGACCATTTTTTACCGTCAGCCTGCTCAATGTTATTTCCTTCAGAGCGCCCGAAATCCACCTCGACAGTATCAAACTGATCCCCTTCCATGGTGTATTTGCCATACAGCACGGCATTCACCGCCTGCATTTCTTCCACCTGGACAATGGCGTGCTCTTCCTGTTTGAGGTTATCGGTAATGATACGCAGACGACGGTAGGCCGGGTCGTTCAGCTGAGCCGGATCTTCACCAGGAAGGCGCTCAACCGCCTGCTGGTAATTAAATTCGTGTTTGGGCTTGACGTAGCCCGGACGTAACACGCGGGTTTCACCACCGCGATGGCGAAGCACTTTTCCTTCAACAACCGGGGAGACATAGGCTGCCACCGGCGTTTTTCCGGTAATTTTGTCCAGCATCACCTCTTCGGTGTGGAAATTCACCGTACGGCGGAAAAACAGCTCCAGAAACAGCGCACGGAATTTCACTTTTTGTTCGGTATAACCGAGTAACTGGCGGGTCGTAAACAATCCCATAAATCAGTTCCTTTCATTCAGAAATCAGTCAGGCCAACGCGGTGGCCTGATAACGTGTTACGGCAGCGCCGCGTGACTCAGGGCTGTGCCGACAAAGGCGTTGGCCTTTTTGTGTTCATCCACACTTTCAGGCCAGCGGATTGCCTCCGTCGCAAAGGTCCCCGACTTGTAATACGTCAGCACCGTCTCTGTGCCTTCAAGCGGCAGTACCAGTATGCCAGCCGCACTACCGGCTTTCTGTCCGTCCCAGACCACCAGTTTCCCGCTGGCTTCATCCAGCATCAGGGGCGTCAGTGCCGGTGTTGCCTGAGAAATCCCGCTGCTGCCTGTGGCGGTATGAGCCGGATCATTACCGGCAAAAATACGTACTTCTGCACGTTGTTCAGTGATGGTTTTCGTTACCATATTGTAAAAACCTCATATTGATGGTCAGCACTGACTTCATGGCATGGCCATGAGCATTTTCACGTCCGCATCACCGTCTGCCGACGTCTGTGACACGCCACCCTGCACGGCTGCCGGTGAATGGTTCGCCATGATGCGTTCAAACATGGCGGTTGTGGATGCAGAAACCGGTTCTGCTTTATCCGGCGATGAGGACAGAATGTCGCGGGCAGCCTCCACCGTCATTCCGGGAAACGCCGCCAGTTTTTCAGCCTGCGCCTCAGCCCCTTTTGCCTCATCCAGAGCCATAATCTGATCACGGAGTGAGGGTCCGGCATCCGCCTGCGGTGAAGCCGCCAGGATCGGGCGGGCTTTTTCCACCGTCATCTCCGGCATCGCCGCCAGCGTTGCCGCCAGTTGTTCACGACCTTTAGCCTCTTCACACGCCATAATGCGATCGGCTTCACTCTGCGTGGATGCCACCGGCTGCTGTGGTGCTGCCGCGGTCAGAATCGCCCGGGCCTGTTCAACGCTCATGCCCTGTTGTCCTGCCAGCATCGTGGCAAGCTGTTCACGTCCTTTCGCTTCCTGACACGTCAGGATCCCCATCACTCGCTGGTTCTCCTGCGCGGCAGCTTCCGTTGCAGTTAATTGCGGCATAGTGCCTCCTGTATCATGTGTGTTCAGCGCCGCAGCCATCACGCTGATGGCATCCGACGCATTGATTAATTCATCCGCCAGCCCGGCCTCAATGCCGGACTGACCTTCAAAAACGGCGGCCTCTGTTCCCGTGACTGCATCAACAGACAGACCGGTATACATCGCCACTTTTTCGGCAAACATCCGGCGCGCCGCATCAATCCGCTGCTGCATGTCCTGGCGAACCTCTTCCGGCAACGCTTCAAACTGATTGCCATCCACCTTGTGCGCCCCTGAGTAAATCAGCGTGATATCCACACCGGCCTGCGCCAGATGACCGGCATAGCTGACATGGCTCATCATCACGCCAATGGAGCCGATACGGGATGTCTGGGTAACCAGCCGTCGGGAGCAGGCCGACGCCAGCAGCATGGCTGCAGAACAGGCCGTGTCATTGCACAGTGCCCAGACCGGCTTCTGCTGACGGAGGCGGTAAATCATGTCAGCACAGTCAAACGCACCGGCGGCCTGCCCGCCCGGACTGTCAATGTCCAGCAGTACGCCCCGCACCTGGCTATCTGCCATTGCCTGCTGAAGACAGGCGACAATGCCGTCATAGCCTGTCATTCCGGAAAATGGCCGCATACCCCCCAGCCGGTGCACCAGCGTGCCTGTCACCGGCAGTACCGCAATACCGTTCACCACCCGGTAAACACGGGCCGGTCGTTTACCTCCGGCCATGTACTCGTCCGTTTCAGCCAGCATTCCGGGTGCATCAAGCTGTACCTGCTGTTGTGGTACCGAAAGACTTGCTGCCCCCATCTCGCGCCCGAGCGCGCAAAAGAAAACCCGCGCATAGGCGGGCTCCAGAAGCAGCGGTTCATTGAATGCTGCTGCAATAATGTGTGAAAGATTACGTCTCACGTGGTGTTGTCTCCTCTTCCGGCCTGCGACTCTCCGCTATCTGCTGCTGATACGCCTGCGCTATCCACACCGGACGTGAGAGTCCGGCTTTTTCCCGCTCTGCAGATTCCCTGACCTGCTGGCGGAAAATGTCCTGATAATCCTCGCCCATCAGCGCCAGCTCTTTCTCATACGTGCTCAGTCCGGCCTCAATGCGCATCACTGATTCCTGAACCTCCTTGAGCCCGTCAATGGCCATTCTTCCGGCTCCAATCCACTCAGCCCGTGACCAGGCTGATCGCGCCTGATAAAAATCAAAACGTGCCCGTGGCGGACGAATAATCCCCCGAAGAAGTGCCTCTTCCAGCCAGCAGGAAAACATCTGCGTGGCCAGCCGGGACGCAATAAATTTTCGCCGCCCCATAAAATAGCGCCACGACTCATTGGCGGATGCGCGGGCACTTGAATAACTGACCTTCGAGTAATCACGGGACAACTGTTCGTAGGAAACGCCAAGACCGGCGGCGATATACCGCAGCAGCGCCTGTTCAAGCGCCGAAAATCCATTGTCTGAATCCTGCGCGGTCTGAAGTTTCAGATCATCACCGGGGAAAAGGTGCGGAATTTTGACACCGCCCAGCGTCACGCTATTCGTGTCATACCAGGTGGAGAACTTATCCAGAATATTAATAAGCGGATTATCCTTCTGCCCCTGCGGCGCACCGGCGATATATTCAAAGGCCTTTTCGGTATCAAGGTCACTTTCAATCGTCGCTGCATACATCGCCTTCACTATGGCCGACTGAAGCTGTGTTGCCTGCAGGGAATCCAGCATCTTCAGCCGTTCCATAACGCTGTAAAACTGATTGGCTCCACGGGTCTGCCCGTCCTCCACCGGCTCGAAAATATGCAGCATGGCCGGACGCCCGGTGGGAAGTTCACGCGGGATCCGTTCCCATCGTCCACTCCCGGAGCGAGGAAAATCATCCTCACAGATATGGTACGCAACGGCACGGCCATATCGATCAACCTCCACACCGGCCCGCAGAAAACGGTTCCCGATACCGTGTCCTGGCGTGTCCACCCGTTTCGGACTCACGGCTTTAAAACGCGTACGAAACAGTTGCGTGCTCTCCGTATCCCAGACCGGCTGCACAAAGATTTCGCCGTTAAACGCATGAACGCCCACACCTTCACGGATAAATTCCGTAAACGTGCGTTTCCCTTCCACGTCGATCTCACCAAACATCCCTTCTGCGTATTCTGACCAGGCCGCCTCCACCTCATCGACAAAACTTTTTGCCGCGGTCTCCCGCATCCCCAGCCAGCGCCAGTTCGGACGGTAGCTAATCAGAAACATATGCCCGACAATGTGATCCTTATGCAGGGCCACCGCATTGGCCGCTATTCCGTTATTGCGCACCAGATCATCTGCACGGGCATTCCCCAGACGCAACGCGGGCAGCAGGGCCGCATCGGCACTCTGCGAGGGTGGCAACCACTCTGCCATTTGCCCGCCAAATCCTGCACCGCCCCCGTTGTAGCTGAGGCTCTCCCGAAGCGGAACGCCGTTCACATCAATCAGGACAGGCGTTCGTTTCATAACCTCACTCCCAGCGGACAACGGCGACGGCGGGTTGTCCCCAGTACCGACTCCGCATCATTGATCGCCCGGTTAAGCTCATCCAGAGAAGCTGCCGTATATTCAATTCTGCGACCATCTTTCTGGACAGACACCACCCGTTTACCGGTTAATAAATCAAGGCGCGCCTGACGCAGCGCCTGCAGTTCAGCGACTGTAACCATTCACTCCTCCGGACAGCTTCGCTGCCAGTTCTTTAAGGGTTGGCCGGGTCGTATCTTCTTCCCGGGATTTTGCCAGTACAGCCAGATCAAGCTGCCAGCGTTGCACGGACACACGTAATGCCGCGTAGGCATACACCAGGCAGTCCAGCGCTTCGTTACGCCGCTTTTTGTTATCCCACAGCAGACGCATCTTTCCTTTTTCCCACTTCTCCACAAGCTCTTCCGCCACCAGTTGCTGCGCCTCTGTCTGCGAAAAAATCTCCGGATCATCAGGAAAACGGATGGCATACGACGTGGCTTCATCCGCAGGCGTGGGATCGGCTTTCATACGGGCATAGAGAATTTCTTTTGCGGTGTCCGTCCCCACTTCGCACAGATACACGCCCCGCTGATTGCGGGTTTTTGGCATGGTGATCACCGGCTTGCCATAAACAGATGCACCTTTTACCGGCAGCACCCGGAAAACACCGTGTTTTTTTGACCTCTGATAGACAATTTCGCCATCGATCCCTCCGGTGTCCCAGCAGACACGGGAAATGGTCATTTCGGTTCCGTCTGCATGGCGGTATTTTTTGTTGATCGCCACATCCACACGTAACAGCGTCTCTTCCTCATCGGGACGCCCCATAATGATGATTTTATCCACCAGAAAGGCTTCCTCTCCCGGAGCCCATCCCCAGACATACATCTCAAAACGGTTTCGCTGCGAGTCAATGCCCGCCGTCAGATAAACCACCCGGGCAGGCACCGCAGCCGTGTAACGCACAACCTTATCCATCAGCACCTGGTGATCGAGTTTTTCGCCCACGGCCTCTTCCCAGGTCTCGCCCAGCGTGGTGTTCACAAAGGTTTTCAGGCCGTTGGGATCTTTCAGTGCATCCAGCCAGTCATAGACAATCTGTACCCAGGTGGTGAACGGACTGTACGCCGTCCAGATATGGAATGTGATGGAGCGCGGCGGCGGAATTTCATTACCCGCAGCGCTGAAAAACGTCAGGCCGTCACGGGTCCACATGCCCGTGTTTTCACAGATCCACCGCCCGTTGCTCTGGTCAAGATCAGACTGATGGATCACGCAGCCATGATGTTCACAGAGGTAGAAAACACTTTCTGGACTGTCCTTCTCCCATTTAAGGCCAAAAGGCGTGGACTCATCGCCAAATTTCAGATACTGCGCCTCCCCACAGTGTGGGCAGGGCACATAAAAACGCATGAAATGCGCCGACTCGTTGGCCGCTTTTTCGATCTGGCAGGAGCCTTTTATTTTAGGCGTCGAGCCGCGAATGGATTTTGGCCATACCGAGCCCTCAATACGCTTATCCCCCAGCAGGGTTGGCGAGCCCTCTTTTTCGACATCCGGCTCGAACGAGGAAAGTTCGTCATAGCAGACCACGTCCACGGATTTTTCACGGTAGTTTTTTGCTGCCGCACCACCCAGGCACCAGAAGCCCACCCCCGATGAAAAGCGTTTCAGCGTGAGAGTATTGTCACGATGTTTACGACCCAGCCAGGGGGAAAGATCTTTCAGGCATGGCACGTCCCGAATCGTCGCCTCCACGTGAGACTTCATAAAATCTTCAGCGGCAGAATCCGTGGGCTGAAAAAGCAGACTGTTTCGGGATTTATGCTCAATAAAATACCCGGCGACTCCCAGCAACATCTTTGTATAGCCAACACGGGCAGATTTAATCAGATTAACAGTGCGGATCTGATCATTCCCCATACTGTTCATGATGGCGATCTGGAACGGCAGCGTTTTCCATTCTCCCTCACCATATGAAGATTCTTTAGGCAGATAATAATTTTGATCAGCCCATTCAACTGGCGTCACCGGCAATGCCCTTATCAGGGGCTGTAATGCTGTTGTGACAGCACTCATCATATTATTCAGTTGTTGCTCTGATATATTCATCGAGTAAATCCGGTAATTTATCCCCCGCCCGCGCACACTGATTTGCCCCCTTCGCAATAAGGGTTTTCAGATGGTCAAGATGGCGCGGTGTTAAATCAGGAAACTGTCGCTGCATGGATAAAGGGATGGAATCAAGCGTACTGGATAACGCCATTGCCAGCTTGCTGAGGGCAAAAATACAGAACCCGGTGTCAATAAGTTTTCCTTTTGACACCTCATTTTTTAACTGCTGTGTAACAGCCTGTTCTGCTGTCAGTTCCCATCTGGCAATAAGCAATTTCTCCTCATAGTCGTCTTCGCTATCGCCATCAGGCACATCGTTTTTACTTCTTCTCAGATACGATATGTAAAAATCGCGCCAGGCATCCAGATCCAGTTGCCCTCGCTTATTCGATATCGGGGCACCCGGCAATTTCTGCAATCTGCGAAGCTGGCGATCGGTCAGACTTAAATGCCTGGCAACTTCAGTCTGCGTAGCCACTCCTCACCTCGCAAAAACTCTCACCTCACAATCACAACAAAACCGGTCATGTCCGGTTTTAGTGTCTATTTTTTGCGCATGTCCGGTTCATGGAAAGCATGTTTTTATATTTTTCATATGGTTAACTTGCAGAGAAACCGGACATGGATCCCGGAAAATTTTCATAAATAGTGAAAATCCGCGAGGTCGCCGCCCCGTAACGGCCCGGATCGCCGGAAAGGACCCGAGAAAATGATAATGATTATCAGTTGCAACAAAATCCAGTTTCTTCCACCATCGCACCGGACGAGCGACCATGAGGGGACAACGCCACGCTCCGTTAACGCGGTAAACCCCGGTGTGTATCGTTTTTGATTATCCCCGCACACTCGCGCAGAGGAGTCTCCCGGTAGGGCTGCGGTCTCTGTTCATGTGGGAATACGGCGACGATACTGCGCAAAGACATGCTTCAGAAATACATAAGTAAACTAAAATATTGTATCTCTGTGGCTAATTACGTAAATTGGTGGCTTGGCCCCTTTAGCCACCGGCAAATCTTCAGCGGATTATCCTTGGCCGGTTTTTATCTGAGGCATTGCTCACGAATGTATAGCTGTGCCCCTTCCAGCTGCTTCTGCATTGTCATCAACCGTTCTCTGAGGATGAAATAATCCCGTTCAGCGGCGTCTGCCAGTCTGGGGCCGGTTGCATTATCCACGCCGGAGGTGGTGGGGGCTTCACGCACGGAGCCTGGACAGGTGGCGTTGATCCGCAGGCGCTTACGACCAGCGGCAACGTCAGCGCGAAGAGTTTCATTTTCAGCTCTCGCATCGGCTAATTCCCTCGAGTATTTTGCATCGAGCGCAGCAACATCGCGCTGGCGCACCTGCATATCAGTAATGGTTGCGTTCGCCAGCTTCAGTTCACTGGCTTTGTTATCGCGCTGCGCTTTGTAGGTAATCGCG